GAAAAACCTGAAACGCCAGAAGGCGGCGAAGAAGCTCCTGCGGAAGGCGGAGAAGAACTTGGCGGAGGCGAAGAAGGAACCACCGAATTAAATCTTGATGATGAAACTCCCGCAGAAGGCGAAGAAGAAAAGAAAAAAGAAGAAGCTGCTGGCGCTCCAAATAAAAATTTAGAAAGAACAAATTTTGATAAGGATAAGAATCCAGATGATTTGAACGAACCTAAAAAGATCAAAAAAGTATTTCTTAAAAGACAAAAACAAGTTAAAAAATAAATCTTGATACTATGTTAAAATTTAGCAAACAAGAAATAAATCTTATTTTTGAAGGGCTTAAGTGTCTAATGAACATAAGAAGAGATTCTCACAAAGAGGTAATGCCTTTAATAAATAAGATACTTGAAACAGGAAAAATTGATACATCTAAACCAGAAATATCAAAAGTTCCAGAATCTGTAGCTGAATCAGTTAATGAAGCGCTTCAAATGCACGATAAAGTAAAATATGATAAGCAAACAGGATTTATTTCAGGCGAAATAGGAGATAAATTTATAGTAATGGTTCAAGGAAATACATATCTTGTAGATCCTAAAGATCTTAAAGAGTTTAATCAAAAACCTGAAATTCTTACTCAACCTCATATGAAATTTGATGAAGAAACACAGAAACTTTTATTTGAACAGTATGTAAGATGCGGAATATTTCAAGGCAATACACCCGTTAAAATGGATAAATGTTATGTTAAATTCAATCAATGGGAAACAGCAAGAGATGATCAACAAGTAAAAGTAATTATCGAGGGAGTAACCACATATATGTCTAAAAATAAAATACGAATACTTGAAAATATTAATGATTTTGCAAGTCCCGATAATTATGTTCCAGGTGTATTAATTGACCAAACCACAGAAGAAGCTTTACAAAATATTTTAGTAAATGCTGTGGATTATACGTCAGCTATTGGCGATGCCGATATCGTAAAGATAATTATCAAAAACGAAGCAGGAGAGCAAGAATTTCAAAGCGCTCCAAAAGCAATGATCAGAACTTTAACTATTTAACGTATGGCAAAGAAACCGACACCCCCAACAACGAGTGCAGCCGAAATCGTAAAGCCGGTAAAAAATCTCTTAGATATTGTTAAGAATACATGGGGATATTTTATGACTATTGTTGCAATAGGTACGTTTGTGTGGACACTGGGCGTTAAATCCGAAAGAAAAAATGTTGATACTGCCTCAATTAAAAAAACGATTGAATCATTAAAATCGGATAGTCAAAAAATAGACACATTAATCATAATGGTTAATGATATTAAAGAAACGCAGCAAACTTTAATTCAAAGTCAAAATGCGTTAAGAGATTCATACGTTAAATATTTAGTTAATGATCCGGGATTAAAGAAAAAAGACTTTCTTGAATATATGCAAGGACTTGAATTTCAAATTGAAATGCCAGTAATACCAGAAGTAATAAAATCTACAGGCGACACCACAAAATATAAGCCTAAAATTACTGTCAAAAAAGGCGATTCGAGCAACGGCGGAACGTTAAAATAAGTTAATTAATTTATAAGATATAGAAGCGTGATAAAACTTATCATGCTTTTTTTGATATAAATTAAAAATTAATTAAAATTTAAATTATGGCTACACACCACGTTAAGAACGCTGATCTTCGAAAAGAAATTATACAATGCAAAAAAAATGATGTTTTATCTAGTGAAGCAATTACTATGTTTATGCTTCTGGCTAAAAAATATTCTACAAAGTATCAATATATGTATGAAGAAGATCGCGAAGATTGCATTGCGTTCGCAGTCATGGATTGTTATTTATATTGGCGAGGCTATGACCCTGAAAAATCTCAAAATGCGTTTGCTTATTTTACACAAGTTGTTAAAAACGGCTTTTTTAAAGGATGGAGAAAATTATATGGAAACATGCCAAAAAGTAAAAAAATAAGCGTTTCAACGAATAAAATATATAACATATAGAGATGGCTTTTAATGAGTCTTATAAGAAATGGCATGCGCCCAACCAACGTCCTGATGCAAAAACAAAGCAGGGCTACTATAAGGTGCAAAATGCTGCCAAGTATATCGGTGATCCAAACTTAGTTATTTATAGATCTTCATGGGAATATGCCTTTTGTCGTTGGTGTGATTATTCTCCATCAGTAGTTCGTTGGAGTTCTGAACCAGTACGTATTCCTTACTATGATAGAGTATCTAAATTAGAAGAATGCAAAAGACAAGGGTTAGATCCTAATAATCCAAAAAATTGGGTGATAAAACATTATAACACAGATTTTTGGATAGAAGTTGACAAAGGCGAAGGCGCAATGCAACGAATGTTTATTGAAATAAAGCCTTCCGGGAAATTAAAAAAACCAATTCCTCCGGGCGCAAATGCTTCTCTTAAAGAAGTTCGAAAGTTTAATAATGATGCTAAGGAATATTTAATAAATGAAGCAAAATGGGCCGCGATGAATGCCTGGGCTGAAAAAAATACTTCAAAATTTTATGTTTTCACTGAAAAAACCTTAGAAAAACTTATAGGTCGTTTTTGGGCCGGAAATAATTAATAATGAAATCTCCGAAGGAACTACATGAAGTATACAAGCGAATCGATGATATCGAGAAAGTTGCTTATGAAAGATTAATAGAAAACTATTTGCAGCTTGAATTAAAAGGCGATCACAAATTAATTGAAATTGATTCAACAGATCAGGAATCTTTAATAGCTCGTTTTAATCATGGCATGCCGGTTCCTGGAATGATTTACATCTTTATTAATATTGATACAAAAAATTTAGCAGAATTAGAAAATTTTAAAACCGGCAAACAAGTTACTTTTCATGATTTTACTCCTATTGTTTTTTGTACTTCATTTAATCCGATGACAAAATTAATGAAAGGCATTAATTTAAATATATTGCCTCCATCTGAACGACTAAAATTTCTTCAAGTATACTATGAGTATTACAAATCATTTTTTGAAAAAATAGATGAAAAGATAGAAAATGATAAATTAGCTATTAATTATACATACATAATGGCATCAATACTTGGAAAGAATCCTCAACTATTTCAACTATTTAATAAAAAATATAATACGCTATTCGAATTTGGGTATCGTTCTTATTATCTTAAAACGACAAGAAAATTTCGAATGATCGAATACGAGGAATGGAAATATATTCCATTTTTAGTGCCAGCCTACGCATTTAAGAGAATTAATTTACAAATGCTTTATCAGATGTACTGGGCAAATCGCAATGATAAGGAATAAAACTATAATTAAATTGCCAGATATAAATATATAAAATAAATAAACGCAAATACTGTGGCTGGAATATTTTCATTACGTAACCTAGATAAAGGCCCACGTACCTTTTTAGACAACTTGCAAAGAAACATTCGTTATCTTTCTGTGTTAGGTATGAAATGGGATCAAAATGTTATTAAACAGTCTAAATCTATTGGTATATCTGAGATTCAGGAAGATTCAATGTATAGTCTATATGGCAATCCTCAAATGGCTGCCGGAATGGACATTGGACAAAAAGAATTCATTGCATTTTTTGATAAAGAATATCCAACAAGAAGAGATTTTTTAAGAAGATTTGCAATGAACGGAGAAATTGAATATGTTCTCGATGTTATTGCGGATGAAACCATTATTCAAGACGACGCTAACTTTTTTGCATATCCTAATACACAAAAACTTAAATCAGTTCTTAAAGCTGAAAAAGCAAAAGAAATTGTAGATGACTTAAACGAATCATTTAAAAGAGTATATTATGCGTTTGGTTTTAATCAAGGACATGGCGGTTGGCATTATTGCAAAAAATTTCTTATCGACGGATTTTTGGCGTTTGAAATTATATATGATGGCGAAGGTACTGATGAAGCAAAAAATATTCTAGGATTTAAAGAATTGGATCCCATAACACTGGAACCTGAAATACGAAAAGATGATGAAGGCAATGATTATCGGGTGTGGATTCAATTTAGAGGAGATTCTCAAAGACAAAGAGAATTGGTAGACGGTAATGTTATCTATATTTCATGGGCTCAAAATAATTTTATTTCAAGATTATCATACGTTGAAAGATTGGTAAGATCTTTTAATATGTTGAGAACAATGGAAAATTCCCGCATCATCTGGAATATTATTAATTCTCAACATAGAATGAAAGTAATTGTTCCTATTGGTTCTCAATCTGAAGTTAAAGCACGTACACGTTTATCTGAACTTCGTGGTATGTACAAAGAAGATA